TAAAGTTACACCGGATTTAATTAATAAATTTTATAGTCACTCAGCAAGTTCTGGGGTACTATTAATTTCTTTAGGATTTGATGGTAAAGACCCTGGAGTTTCATGTTCTATTAAAGCCGCAACTTACTATTCTGACAGTGATAATTTCTCTGAATCCACTACACTCTTTACAGATGATGCTGGTGAAATAGTAGCTGCTGCTGGATTTTATTCTAATGGGTTCTTAAGCAGGGAATGGACAGGAGAAGAATTTAAACCAGAAGTATATGATTGTGGAAAACTTTAAATAACAATTATATTTTACCAATTAACTCCATTACTTTTAACTAAAAGTTAAAAAGATTGTTTTTTTTAAAAATTTTTTAATATTTATAATAAAATGAAAAATCAAAAGTTACAAAAAGAAGAGTTACAAAAATTAAATGACTTTACTGAAAAAAGAAATCAAATTGTCCTTAATTTAGGTCAAATAGATATTCAAAAAACAATTTTAAAAGGGCAACGAAGTGCTATTTTAGAAAGTTTAGCTAAATTGCAAGAAGAAGAAAATGCAATGGGTAGAGAATTGCAAGACAAGTATGGAGATGGTAATATTGATCTAAATACTGGAGAATTCACTAAATCAGAGTAGATTCTTAAAAAGGTTTTTAATTATTCAAAAACAAAAATAAATTTATTAACTATTAGATGATTTTATTATATTTATTATAGAATAATTAAAAACCTTTCCTTAGAAAGGGAAATTTACACAAACACTTAAAAACAACGTTATGGTTAAACCAACAAAATTAGAAGAACAAGAATTAAAAGATTTATTAGATTTTCAAGAAAAATCTGAAATTTTAGTAGGTAGATTAGGTCAATTACAATTTAGAAAATTACAAATTGAAAAAGAAGAAAATTACCTAAAACAACAGTATGAACAAATAGTTTCAAGTGAAATTGAAATAAGTTCTAAACTAAAAACAAAATACGGTGATATTAATATAGATATAAAAACAGGTGATATAACTTACCCTAAAATATAAGTTTTAAACCCTCCTCTAATATTTATTATCAAATAAATAATTTAAACCAATAATAAAATGGCTGAAACACTATTATCTCCAGGGGTACTAACCAGAGAAAATGATCAATCACAGATCACCCAAGGTCCTATTGTCGCTGGAGCTGCTATAGTGGGCCCCACTGTAAAGGGCCCAGTTAGAATACCAACATTAGTTACTTCATATAGTGATTATATTAATAAATTTGGTGGTTCTTTTGTTAGTGGAGGTGCTACAAATGAATATTTAACTTCCATCTCTGCTTATAATTACTTCCAACAAGGAGGTAACACTTTATTAGTAACTAGAGTAGTAAATGGAACTTTTGCTCCTGCTACCAGTTCGATATTAGATTCAGGTTCATTACCTGCTTTTACCTTAGAAACTTTATCTTGGGGTATTAATCAGAATAACACGGGATCTTTAGGTAATAATAACACTTTAGTTAGTGGTACTATAGAAAATGTAAGATGGGAAGTATCCAACAGTGATACGGCAAGCGGAACCTTTAATTTATTAATTAGAAGAGGAGATGATAATAATAACTCAAAAGTAGTACTAGAATCATACTCAGGTTTATCATTAGATCCAACCTCCCCAAACTATGTAGAAGCTGTAATAGGTAATCAAATAATTAGTACTGATGAAGGGTACACAGATATATCTGGAGATTATACTAATAAATCAAGATATGTAAGAATCAAATCTGTAACTTCTCCAACTCCAAATTATTTTGATAATAACGGTATAGCTAAACCTGAATACACAGCATCAATTCCTGTAAATGGTAATGATTCTTTTGGTGGTGGAGCAGGTACCTTATCAGCAGTTTATGGTCTATCAAGTGATAATTATACTTCATCCTTTAACTTATTAGCTAATAAAGACGAATTTAAATATAATGTAATAACTTCTCCAGGATTATTACATTCAACTAATTCATCCGCTTTATCATTATTATTAACAAACACTCAAAATAGAGGTGATGCAATTGTAGTTGTGGATTTAGTAAGTAAAGAAACTACTACTATAGGTTCAGTAGTAAGTGAAGCTTCTGAAATTGATAACAGCTACGCAGCAGCATATTGGCCATGGGTTCAAGTTAATGCTCCTAACACAGGAAAATTAACATGGGTTCCTCCATCAACAATTATACCAAGTGTTTATGCTTATAATGATAGAATTGCTGCTCCATGGTTTGCACCAGGTGGGTTCACAAGAGGAGGTTTAAGTGTTATTCAAGCTGCTAAAAAATTATCTCCAAATGATAGAGATATATTATATGCAGGTAAAATTAACCCTATTGCTACATTCCCAGGACAAGGAGTTGTTGCTTACGGTCAGAAAACATTACAACAAAAAGCTTCAGCTTTAGATAGAATTAATGTTAGAAGACTATTAATTGAATTAAAATCCTATATTGGTCAAGTTGGTAATACTTTAGTATTTGAACAAAATACTTTAGCTACAAGAAATAGATTCTTATCTCAAGTAAATCCTTATTTAGATTCTATTCAACAAAGACAAGGATTATATGCTTTTAAAGTAGTAATGGATGATTCAAATAATACAGCGGATGTGATTGATAGAAATCAATTATTGGGTCAAATTTATGTTCAACCAACTAGAACAGCTGAGTTTATTATATTAGACTTTAATGTAACACCAACAGGAGCTACATTTGAATAAAATGATTTAGGATTAAAGCCCTATAATAAGGGCTTTTTTCTTAATATTTATCATCAACAATAACAAAAACGTAACATGGCAGTATTAAACCCAAACGAAATAATGTTTACCGCTTTTGAACCAAAAGTTCAAAATAGATTTATACTATATATTGACGGTATCCCATCATATTTAATCAAAAAAGCATCTGCACCAGGATTTGAAGCAAATGAAATTATATTAGACCACATCAATGTTTACCGTAAAATTAAAGGTAAAGTAAGATGGAATGATATGACTTTATCATTATATGATCCAATCGCACCATCAGGAGCTCAAACAGTAATGGAATGGGCACGTTTAGCTCACGAATCTGTAACAGGTAGAGATGGGTATTCAGATTTCTACAAAAAAGATTTAAGAATGAATATCTTAGGTCCTGTAGGAGATGTAGTTGGAGAATGGATTATAAAAGGTGCATTCGTAAAATCAGCAAACTTCGGAGAGTACGATTGGTCTTCAGGAGAAGCAGCAGTAGAGCTTTCAGTAACCATAGCAATGGATTATTGTATCTTAAACTACTAAGAAATACAAAACATACAAAAGAGAAAGCCCATTTATTGGGCTTTTTTTTATTTTACTATATTTATATATAAACACATTAATAAATTTTATGGAAAATCAAGTTACAAAACCAAAATTCCCTACTGAAATTGTAGACCTACCTTCAAAAGGTTTACTTTACCCTGAAGATTCTCCTCTAAGAAGTGGTCAAATCGAAATGAAATACATGACTGCTCGTGAAGAAGATATTTTAACTAACCAAAACTACATTCAACAAGGTACGGTATTAGACAAATTAATTGAGTCTCTTATAGTTACTAAAATTAACATTAAAGAACTACTTGTAGGAGATAAAAATGCAATCTTAATTGCTTCTCGTATTTTGGGATATGGTCAAGATTATGAATTTGAAAATAAAGGAAAAGTCTATAAAGTAGATTTAACTGAAATAGTAGATAAAGAATTACCAGAAGATGTAAATTATGAAAATGGTAATAATTTTGAATTTACATTACCTGCTTCAAAGAATCAAATAACATTTAAGTTATTAACACATGGTGATGAAACAGCCATAGATCAGGAATTAAAAGGACTTAAAAAAATTAACCCTAACGGTTCACCGGAATTATCAACTAGATTAAAATACATCATAACTTCAGTTAATGATAATAGTGATAGAAAAACAGTTAGAGAATTTGTTGATAATGAATTATTAGCAAGAGACTCAAGATCACTAAGACAAGAGATAAAAAGAATATCTCCAGATATTGATTTAACCATTAAGGGTGATGATGGGGAGGACATCGCCATACCAATTAGTCTTAACTTTTTTTGGCCTGACCTCAACCTATAGAATAAATATGTTCTCTCAAATCCATGAAATAGTATTTCATGGTAAGGGAGGATATGATTGGAATACAATTTATAATATGCCTATTTGGCTTCGAACTTTTACTTTTAATAAGTTAAAAGAATTTTATGATAAAGAACAAGAACAAGTAGAAAAACAAAACAACCAGCTAACTAATAAAAGTGGCAAAGAGATAGCAAGACCTGATATTCCTCAATCAAGTACATATAATGCAAAAGTCCCTAAAAAATAGGTGCTAATTAATATTTTTATTATATATTTATAATCATAAAACTAAATTTAAAAAATATGGACCATTTTAACTTAAAAAAATTCTTAAAAGAAAGTAAATTAATTAAAGAAGATGTTTCTTTAGTAAAAAGAGTAATTATCAAAAAATTAGAAGAAGCTAATAGTTTATTAGATTCTATAATAGGAGATGTTTATGATTTTGATGCTGAAGATACTTTTTATACTATAGAAGGTATAATAAATACTCTTAAAGGGGAAGATGAATAAATCTGAAATTACTTTTTAAATTTTAAGTGCTCAATAAAATGAGCACTTTTTTATTCCATTCATATTTATACCAAATATTAAACATAATGATTTTATTAAAAACCTTTCTTAAAGAAATTATATTAAAAGAATTTGATAAATCTAAATTAGATTTTATATCTAGAAAATTAAATATATCTCCTGATAATGAAGATTATCAAAAGGTAATGAATGCTTTAGATTCACAAGGTGTTAAATATCCTGATTTAAAACAAGCTATTGAAAAAGGGGAAATCAAATCCTTTGATGATATAAAATCATTAAAAACTCAATCTAAAACTGATAATAAAAAAGAAGTTAAATCTGATGCTAAAAAAATATTAGATAATGCCAATTTTTTAATAATTCAACCTAAAACTTACGAAGCTAATTGCTATTATGGTTCAGGAACTAAATGGTGTACTACCCAAAAAGGTGAAACGGGTGAACAATATTTTAAAGATTATACTACTAATGATAATAATTATTATATTATCATAGATAAATCAAAACCTTCAACAGATCCTTTACATAAAGTAGGAGCAAGCGCTCAATTCAACATTTCAGGTAGTGGACCTGATGAAAATGGAGAATGGAAGGAATTTTCAGGATATAAAAGAACTGAATTTTATGATGCTACAGATGAAAAAATAGATGATGAAGAATATTTTAATTATTTAAAAAGTAAAGGGATAGATGCTAAAAAGTTATTTGGGATGGAATAAAAAGATATATATTTCTTAAGAAAAGATTAGTTTTTAAGTGCTCAATAAAATGAGCACTTTTTTATTCTATTCATATTTATACCAATATAATATATTATGGATCCTCAAGAAAGACTCTCATTAGAACAAGAACTTTTAGACTTACTAAAAAAACGCCAAGGTATTGAAAAAGACACTTTGGAAGATTCTAGAGACTTTGCTAATATTCTCCAATCTCAAGCTAAAGAAATTAAAGAACAAGTTGTTCAACGTAATAAGTTAAATTCTATATCTCGAAGTATAGTAAAACAAGCTGAAGAATTATATTCTATACATGAAGATGAATTAGGTACCTCTAAAAATTTAAATAATTTAGCTAAAAAAAGACAAGATTTAGAAAAAATCCAAATTCAATTATCATCATTTTTAGGTACTATTAAAACTGGTAATGCCCAAACTGATGCTGATATAAATAATTCCATAAAAGATCAAATATTAAATACCCAAAAACTTTTAAAAGAAACTAAAGAAGTAGAAAATACCTCTAATAAAATAGCAAATAGTTTTGGTGTAAAAACTTTTGGAGCCTTATCTGACATAACTAAAAAAATCCCAGGACTAAGTAAATTTTCAGAACCTTTTAATAATGCCGCAGAAGCTGCTAGAAAAGCTTCTCAACAAAATATAGGAATTGAAAAATTTAAACAGTTAAGAAAAGAAGGAGTAGGAGTATCAGAAGCATTAACTAAAGCGGGAGTTAGCGCTAAACAGGTAAAATTAGGAAGTGTAAATCCATTTTTAGCAGGAGTAAAATCAATAGGACCATCATTAGCTAAGGCATTTGGACCTGTAGCTCTTATAGCAGGATTAGTTCAATCTTTCCTTAAACTAGATAGTTTAGCAGGGGATACCGCCAAGTCTATGGGTATATCCTACTCCACAGCCACTCAATTAAATTCTGAATTTAATTCTATAGCAAATAAAAGTGGTAATATATTTGTTACTACTAAAGGTATAAATGAATCCTTTAATCAAATTAATTCTGCTTTAGGTACTAATGGTCAAATTAGTAAAGAAATATTAGTAACTCAAACTGAATTAGTTAAACAAGCTTTTTATAGTGTAGAGGCAGCTACAATGTTGTCAAAATTGTCTTTAGCAACAGGTAAACCTACAAAAGAAATAACTGCTGAATTTTTAGGTCAAGCTAAGGCTTTAAATTTAACTAATAAAACAGCTATTAATGAAAAACAATTATTAGAAAGTATATCAAAAGTTTCTAAAAATGTATTAGCTACATTTGCTTCCCAACCTGGTAAATTAGCCGCCGCCGCTTATGAAGCTAAAAAATTAGGTTTAGAGTTAAATCAAATAGAAGCAATTCAAAATTCTTTATTAGATATTGAATCATCTATAGCAGCTGAATTTGAAGCTGAAGTTATAACAGGTAAGCAATTAAATTTAGAAAGAGCTAGATATTTTGCTTTAACTAATGATTTAGGAGGATTAGCTAAAGAATTAGCCGCCCAAGATATAACATCAGCTAAGTTCTCTAAAATGAATGCTATAGAACAGGAAGCTATAGCTAAAGCCATGGGTATGTCTAAAGACACAATGGGGGGAATGTTATTAGAACAAGAAGCTATATCAAAATTATCTCAAGGAGATACTGAAGAGAATAGAAAAAAACTAGCTATGCTAAAAGAAAGAGGATTCTCTATGCAATCTATAGCAGAACTAGGTCAAGAAGAACTTGACAGACAGATGGAATCCGCTTCAATTCAAGATAAATTTTTACAATCCGTAGAAAAATTAAAAGAAGTATTTGTAGGTTTAGTATCTCCTTTAATGCCCGTATTAGATGCTTTCTCCTCCATTTTAGCTTATATATCTGAATCTAAAGTAGCTTTAACTGTATTACAAGGAGTAATGGCGGGATTAGCTGTAAAGAGTTTAATAAACGCTGTAGCAAGTATATGGAGTATGGCTCTTACTCCTATAGGAGCAGTACTAGCTGTTGGAGCTACAGCAGCTTTATTTTCAGCGGTAAGCGCGGTAAAATCCAAAGCAACCCCAGCAGGTGATATTTCCTCACCAGCCAGTGGTAGAACCCAAGTATCAACTAGAGAAGGTGGATTATTTGAATTAAGTAAAAATGATGATTTAATAGCAGCACCAGGTTTAATAAATAAATTAAACTCTCAATCCCAACCTTTAGTAGTCAATCAACCATCTCCTATACAACAAGCACCACAAATTGACTATGATAAAATGGCTCAAG